AACTGGTTTCTATATTTGCTTTCTTTCAAATAACTGGTTTCTATATTTGCTTTCTTTCAAATAATCGGACGGAATTGTCTGAGATAGCTTTCTTTCAAATAACTGGTTTCTATATTTGCTTTCTTTCAAATAATCAGACTAATTAGACAATCATATAATATATTTCAAGATATATTATAAATATGACAGATTTTGTACAAGAAACAGATTTTGTACAAGACCAATTAAATATTGGATTATTTAAACCTATAGATACAGTAAAAAAAACAGATTTTAATATATTTTCCGAAATATTTGAAACTGTAGTTAAAACAGAAATTGAAGCAGAAGATAACAATGAATTTGTATATGATGATGATCGTAATAGTAGTATAACATTATTAAATTGGACATCAAAAAGTGGTTTTGTTTATAAATTAAATGCACCAAATCTAAAATATCAAAAATTAAACGGACAAACTGTTACACAACTAATTATGAAAATCGCGCCTATATCAAAAGAACCATTATCATATTATTTCTCTAATGTATTTAACTTTGGAAAATTAGAACCCTTTTTTAAACAAACAATGACCAAGCGAAGTGTGATTAATGAAGCAAAAATACAACAACATATTTGGTTAGAATCTATTAAAACTGGTATTCCTATTTGTCCTTGTGTTGGTAATTTTTTATTAATAAAAAAAGAATTTTTAAAAAACCCTGAAAATCAAGTTTTAATGAATTTTATTAATAAATTACTATTTTACGATTTAAAACGTCTTATTAAGGATGATATGAATATACTACCAATACAAGGTGTAAGTATTTTTTTAATGGAAAATATTGATGGATATGTATTTGATAGTAGTATGATAAATCTATTTCCAAAAGTGATAGCTACTATTATAAGACTATTTTTTATTGGTATTTTACATTTAGATTTAATCGAACCTAATATTTTAGTAACACATTATGGTGTTATCAAATTAATTGATTTTGAATATGCATCCAATATAAGAAATATTGGAGATAGTAATGATATTTTCTTTGATGATACAAAAAAACTTGATATAGATAGAAAGAGAAAACAATTCTTATTAGATTTTAATAATTTAAAACAAAAATCGAGACGTAAACGAAAAATAGATGAAATAGATGTAGATGAAATAGACGAGGTAAAAATAACGTTAATGACTTCTATAATGGATTATATTTATGAAATAACAAACCAAAAACGTAGACATCTTGAATGGTATGATAAAAATAGTATTAATTTTATTGTCGTATTCCAGCAATTAAACGAAATGCATACTCCAATATTAACCCCAGAACAAATAAAAGAGTGTGAAGACCGTTGTTTTAAAAAATTCTCTGAAATGCCTCAAATCGAAAAAAATTGTATAATGTGTGGTGGTAATAAACGAATATATAAAAAAAATACTAAAAAATATAAAAATAATAAAATAAAGAAGAAATCAAGAATCCTATCTAAGAAAATAATGTGAACCGAGGTATAACCCTATATTCCTCAGGAAAATAACCATTCAATTCTCTATATCGGATAGAGGCGATAGTCGACCGTCCCCGAAGAATACGCATACGTTCTCGAAAAACCCGCCGCCAAACCCTTTGAATAATCTTTATCCAAAAGGTTTTAATCACACAGTATACGGCAGGAAACGGCGACCCTGGTTCGTCCGCTTCATATAATTTTATTAGATCAATCGGGGGATTTTCTGCTATATAAAAACTACTATGCCAGTAGAAATACTTCGATATCATATAGGAATTATATTTCAAGAATGTTACTGGTGGCACATCCATAATATATAAGAACTGTTTTGATCGCTTGATATATTTATATGTCCCTATCTGAATTCCATCGTATCCTATAAGATTATTATCTATATCCTCCGAAATATCATCGAATGCCATCTGTGTGGCCTCGTCTTGAATAAAATTTATATCGTCTTCGTAGATATGTAAGTTTTCACTATAAGGAATACTTACATCTTCATCCGATAAAGTATCGTCGGTGTCATATAGGACAATTGTATCAGTCTCATCGGAATCGTTTTCGTAATACATGTTGCGCCTATCTGGTTATATTCTGTTTATATGATATTTTTATATCATATAAAAAAGTGTTTTATAAATCAATTTGTGGAGAACTTACCTACCCTCATGGTCCCTGTCATATAAATCTATTCTATTTGACCTTGGCACCACCACCTACTTTCTTCTTCTTTTCCGTCGTCTTTTTCTCAACGGGCGCACTCAACTGAAGGGCTTCTCTCTTCGTCTTATAGGATAAATAGGATGTCTTCAAAGTATCCAATTCTCGACGCCAGATTTCTTCCAAGGGCGTGGCCTCGAGAATGGTGATCTCGGATTCTAAATCGGCCTTCTCCTTCATGATCTTCGCAACCTTCTCCTCCGTAACGGAATTCATCGGCATCTCGACCAAATAGTTATAGTCCCCGTCGATTTTATCAAACGCCATTCCACCGAGGAGTTCATCCACTTGCAGTTTCGTCTTACGTCGTAAATCAATCGCACCCGTCAGGTTCCCTTGAATATATTTTGCCCTATTGGACAATTTTACAAGTTGAGAGCGCATAGATACCAAGAGGGCGGTCTTACGTGCGCCGTAGACTTGGATACGTGTCATATAGAAATCTTGGATGATATCTTCTACACTGGTATATTTATGTAGCCGGCAATTGGCATCGAACATATGCATATTCGTAGTGGAGATGGTCGTGGTGAGTTTGAGCAATTTTTCTATAGGACTCACTTCGGTAGCGGAGGGAACCGGGTCTTTGAAATACTCTTGGAGTTTATCTTTGGGGAATGTCACGGTGATATCCACATTGACTTCGGTAGACATCGATACCATATCTTTGATGGTGGGCGCGATTTTCTTCCCCGTCTTATCTACACCGCCGTCGATGAGACCTTCGAGGAATGCAATATAAGGCATCGTCCAAGTTCCCACGGGAAGTTCGGTTATACGGATTTTATCTTCGCCAATACGTTCATATCGGCCTTTAACCAAGTATTTGGGTTCGCCCGGAATCTTCGTGATTGATCCCTTGAATCCCTCATAGTATGGTACGAAAGAATCGCTTGATTCAGGGAAAGACCCCAGGTTAAGTCGCCGTGTCAAATAGTCGATAATTTCCAAGGGGTTATACGAGGGAATAGAACACGAGAACCCCGTACCAATACCCGAGATCCCATTTACCAAGGCGAACGGAATAATCGGCGCGTAGAATTCCGGTTCGACCAAGGTTCCATCATCATCTTTATATGTCAAGACTTTATCATCCGCCTCGGGGAATATCTGACGGCAGAGTTGGTTCAATAGGGTGAAGATATATCTCTCCGATGCCGAGTCATCGCCGCCTTGGAGGCGCGTGCCAAACTGCCCGTTAGGTTCCAATAGATTGATATTATTTGACCCTACGAATGTCTGTGCCATATTCACAATCGCGCCATTCAGCGATGCCTCGCCATGGTGATACGCGCTATGTTCCGATACATAACCAGAGAATTGCGCGACTTTTATTTCCGAGGTGAGCCGGCGTTTGAACGCAGCATACAAAACTTTACGCTGCGATATTTTCAGTCCGTCTATAGCGTTCGGAATCGAACGGGCACAATCATAGGTGGAGAAATGGACCATCTCGTGGTCTATGAATTCCGTGTATTTGACACTGGGGCGCGAGGTATCGAGATAGACGGTTTTATCGTAGTTCTCCAACCAGACTTTACGGTCATCCGGGCGTTTTTTATTGAAGACTTTATCAATCGTATTATCGTCTGCTTCGGGGTCATATACAAAATCTACGATCTTCTTATTTGCGAAATATTCTTTGAATTCCGAGGAGGTCGAAGTCCCCAATCCTTTAAAATACTTGATGGTCCATGAGGATGGAGGAGTGGCATCGGGGAACCCCTGTTTCCATCGATTATATTCGCCGTCATTATAGAAGAGTAGAGTTTCTTGGCCCTTCTTTGCGCGAAGGATGGGCGTATTCATGAAAGAGATGAATCCGGGGATATGGATGAGAGACGCCCACTCCGAGTGGAAGAGGTTGATACATAGACCCTTGATATGTGACCCATCCAAATCCTGATCCGTCATAATCATGATTTTACTATATCGGAGATACTTATGCACATCTTCGATGGTTTTATATTCTTTGCCCATTTCTAGGCCGAGGATTTTCTTGATATCCGCGATCTCTTTATTCTCCGAGATTTTCTTCGGCTGTTCTCCGCGTACATTGAGGATCTTCCCTTTCATCGGATAGACCCCGATACGGTTTCTATCTTCGGACGAGAGGCCGCTAATAATCCCCGACATAGCCGAGAGCCCTTCACATAGAATAAGAATACATTCGCCGGATTGGGGGCCGCCACTATAATTCGCATCGATAAAATTCGCGATACCGCGGATAGATTTCGTTTTGGACCCATCGGTTTTCTTCGCCTGTTTATTCTCCTTCGCCTCCGTCAAGGAACAGGCGATATCCATGACACCCATTTTCGCGACCTTTTCTACGAAGGCGTCCGATACGGTGCATGCAGAGCCGAATTTGGCGGGCGGTGTATTCATATAGTCCTTGGTCTGCGAATCGAATGCGGGGTTCTCAATATCGCATCTTAAAAAGAGGATGAGTTGTTCTCTTATCGAGGCCGGGTTCACCTTCACTTTTTTCTTCTTTTCGATATAATCGGTCAATTTTCTCACGATTTGTCCTATAAGATAATCTACGTGTTTACCACCCTTGTATGTCGCAATACCATTGACGAAAGAGACCTGTGTGAACTCGTGAGTCGGCGCGAGGGCAACGGCGTATTCCCAGCGATCCCCCTGGGATTCATAGACACGTTTGGTCTCTTCTTTTGGTCCCAAGTATAGATCGATATAACTCTGGAAGTGTTTGACGGGTACTGGTATGCCATTATATATGACCTTCACTTTCTTGGCAGAGTGATCGCTTACTGCGGCAATGTCATATACACGACGTTTCAAGAGTGTCATCATATCAGGGCTGAGTCCTCCTGTCAAACCCAGTCGCGCATAATCGGGTATAAAAGAGACTTTGGTATAGGGTTTTGCGGCCTCCGATTTTTTCAATTTGGTAATTACGGGTTCGCCCACGAGGTCGAGATTATTACGGAATTCTTGATAGTATTTGAGACTGCGAATATGGTCAACTGTCTCGATATAGCCGAATGTGGACCAGATATAGATGAGTTTGACACCATAGCCGTTCTTACCGCCGACGATTTTCTTCTCCGTTTTATCGTAATTGGTAGAGGTTCTCAATTCGGCGAATACCATATGAGGAATCCACTTCTTCGTCTCTGGGTGAATGGCGATATCGATACCATTACCGTCATTGACGACGGTGAATGCCCCGCTTGCGGGGTCGATTTGGACATCGATATATGTGACATTTTTCACACTTTCTGAAGTGGCAGACTGTTGAATCATACGTACGATATGGTCGCGTGCGTTTACGATGGCTTCGTCAAATAGTTTATATAGCGCAGGATTATAGGGGATATTTTTCTGTACGATTTTTTCTATTTGACCTTCGGCCTCTAGAGGAGGCAATACGAACATAACCGATTCGATATTTTCGATGGATCCGATATAAGTATCGGGATTATCGAGAACGTGTTCTTTATCGGTCTTCTGTTGATATTTATTTGCGAGAGCGGAATTAGTTGTTGCGGTGGTGACAGACATTCTATAGGATTATATGCAGTTGGCTTTGTATTTATTTTCAAAATCAATTCAGGGGCAGGGGAACCTACGGTTCCCCCCGCACCCCCCTCCCTTTTCATTTTTGTGATAGTGATATATGACTATTTATAATATTATATAGGATTGTTCTCGATATAACTATTTATAAGAACTATTTATAAAAACCATTTATAATGTCATATAGGATTGTTCTCGATATAACTATTTATAAGAACTATTTATAAAAACCATT